TCTTCCAGATTTATTTAGCGCACTTTTTTCTAGTTTAGTCCTGACAGATATATCTGCTTCAGCATCTTGACCTGACCACCAAACTTTAGATAACGCAATGTATATTACTTGCAGCTCTCTTGATGACAGATTAATGTTATGAATGTCCATTGTCCTCTCCTTAAATTATAAAACCCATCCTGTTGCAACCATTAATCCTAGCAACGCACTTAGGAAAAGACACACCATCATGCTCATTAGTTCTTTCATTGTCCTCTCCTTATCTGCTGGGCCAGAGCATAAGAGTTCCTGCGTCATGCGGCTCTGCCCACCAATCTGCTCTGTCTAATATTTTTACTAGCTTTGGGTGATACTGATTTTTTTCTTCCATCGCCCAGTAATCAAAAATTCTTTGAACATTACCTTTCTTGTCAGTGTGCGTACTCTCGCTACCTTTCAACCAAATACCTGTGGGTGTTCCGTCCCAATCCTCTGTGAAAGCTGCCTCTGCCTCTGGAATGATCTGATTAATCTGCTTAACTAGAGATAGCCTTCTCATTGGTTTCCCGTTATGTCTTTTTCTCGCGTACCCACTCATAGTTTTCTCCAAATTCTAATTGCACCATCTTCGAGTGAACGCAATATCCATACACGCTCACCCTTCCACCTGTTTCGCAAAGCGTTGTAAACCTTGTGAGCTTCCTCAACGTCTTTAAACTTAACGCTATGCCCAACCTCCATGTCTTTTGCCCAAGAATACTTGGATCCTTTTCTAAATCTTTTTGACGGAATCGGAATATCTGTATCAATCTGCATTAGTAGTCAGCCTCCCAATTTTTAGGTAAAGACTTTCTACGACCAACGCACTTCTCAAACCAAACTTTGTTTCGCGCCTGTTTCCAATAATATGTCTTCAATACTTCTCTGGCATTTTTAACGTGCATTTTTATTTTTTCATGCCCATACATTTCTTTAAATGTGACCCACTTTCTGCCGAACAAAACATTATAAAATCGTTGTCCACTTTTTAAATTAATGTCTATGCTGAAAGTATCACCGCACTTTTGCGACATCAGCACATCCTTATGCTGATAGAAATTGTTAGATTGAATGATGACCATTACTTGGCCCTCCAAGAATGGCTAACGATTTCTGAAATTTTAGTGTTTGCAACAATGAACTGTCGGCTAAGTTTTTCTCTGACAGCTTTCATGTCAAGATTTTTACGCTCTGAAACCGAGATAGTTAAATCAAACTCTGTGCCTTCATAAGTGCCTGCACCGTTTGCCTTGATGCTGTTAAGCAACTCAGCATGGGCTTTCTTATCAAGGTCCATTCTTGCTTTGATTTTTGCTAACTGGTCAATCTGTTGTTGTAATGTCATTTTTTATCTCCGTTTTATTTAGTTAATATAAGCATTATACATACTTTAAATCTATTTGCAAACACTTTTTTAACTGTCTTGTCACATACCGTAACCTACCACTATATGTTGTGTCTAATTGAAAAGGACTCGGCTTGTTAGATACTATATGTAGTATGTGATTTTTTTATGCCTATGCAGAGCCTGAGCTTTTGGAGGCAACACTCACCCTACCGCTAGTGCGGCAAGGTAGTGTTATCATGCCCACGCTTTCACCATCGCATGGGAGGTCTTGCACACCACTACAGGCTACAAGCTGGTAAAATTACGGTTGCAGTACCGCCTCTGTGCGCTTTTACCCGCCAGCGAAAGCTGACCACTCATCACGCTCTAACGGCAGGATTTCCAGAGAACCCTCAGATTTTAAGAGGCGGGTGACGCTTTCACGGACCAACCCTCTACCTACCGGACTACCGAATTTACTCCTGTAAAAAATTGATTGCAACACTTTTTTATAATTTACACTTGATTTGCATTTTACCAACAGCTTTGATAGACTCGGTTTTTTAGGAGAAAATTATGAGTAGAGACATCAATTTAATTAGACAAAGAATGCAAGCAAGCAATGACGATAATATACTTTCTATAGAGGCGCAGTTATCTGACGAACATTTGCTGTATCTCTTGGAAGTGGTTAGTGCTGTTGTCAACAATACAAAAGACGGAGAGGTTGATTTTAAAAAAGCCTCTGAGCAAATTCCTGATGCCCCAGCAAAAGAATTACCTGAAAGTTTAAGCTTGGTAAATATGAATTCAGCAATCAAAGATATTTCTGACGAATTAAAATCTTAAATATAATCGGAGAGGATTATGCAAGAAGGAATATTTTGGAATAGATTTTTTAAAGTAAAATCTAAAATCCACGCCCCACAAAAAGATGGTAGCAATGACTTTGCTAACAACCACAAGTACACAAAATTAGAATCTTTGCTAGATCACATTACCCCAGCCTTAGAAGAAGAGGATATTCATTTTTATTTTGAAGACGTGAACTCTGAGGATCAGGCTGGCGTTACCTGTCACTTTAAAGTGATTTTAGGTGAATCGGTTGTGTCTGAGTACAGTCAGACCACGACAGTCGATAAAGGTAAACGTGATCCGCAGGGAACTGGTAGTTGCTACACTTACTGCAAGCGTTACCTCATGCTCAGTATGTTTGGCTTTGGTGACCCTAACAACAAAGAGAAGTGGGTATCAACTGATGATGATGCTCACTATGCGACTAACGCTAAGGTAGATACTAAGAAGCTACAGGCTGATTGCAAGAAAGCTGGCGTAGAGGAGCAGTTAATATTTAACGCTGTAGGCATTAAAAGCTGGGAGGATGCTACAGATAAAGACGTAGCGGTTATTCAGCAGCGCCTAAAAGACTACAAGAAAAGGAAGGCTGCATGAGAATATTCGACTGTGTGCAGGGAACTCCTGAGTGGCTGGAATGCCGCTTAGGGTTCATAACGGCATCTCAGGCCTCTAGTTTCTTTACTTCTAAGGGTGAAAAGCCTACTAAAAGCGTAACCGATAAGGCTGTTAACCAGATTATAGGTGATAAACTGGACCGAATTTTGGTTGCTGGCTACGAATCTCAGGCTATGAAAGACGGTAGAGAAAAGGAACCACAGGCTAGGGCCACCTCAGAGCTTCTCTTAGGCGTTGAATTTAAAGAGGTAGGATTTATAGCCCATGACGATTACGACATAGGATGCTCTCCTGATGGCCTTCTAGGGAATACTTCTGGCATAGAGATAAAGTGTCCTCTCAAGGCTACCCACGTTGGATACCTTAGATCAGGAAAGCTACCCGCAATATACGTTCAGCAAGTACAGCTTTCAATGCATCTACTAGGCCTTGAGAGCTATTACTGGATGTCCTATTACCCTACGCTGCCTCCTGTGCTACTTGAGATTAAGAAGGATCAGGCGCTGCTAGATAAAGCGTGGCCTTTATTAGTAGCCGCAGCCGAGACTATTACAACTGAAACGGAGAAACTCAATGAGTTACGAAACTGAAAAAACTTTCAGCCTAAATCCCTGTAAAGGTTTTAAGGGAAAAATGGAGGTGAACGGCAAAGATGTCTACATTTCTGGAGTTGAAAAGAGCACTAGAGATGGTAGTCGAAAATGGCTTCAGGTTATGGCAGATGACCTTTCTTTTGCTTTTAGCCTAAATGATTCCAAGTATGACGATAACGCTTACTTTGGAAAAGTAGATATTGACGGACAGACTTTTAGCTTAAAAGCTGCCTTGAGAGAAGGCTCTAATGGAGTGTTTATTAGCGGCTGGCAGGCTCAGGAAAAGAAACCAGCTAACAACCCGCCACCAAAAGCTGCCAAGATTGATCTAGACAGCATAGAAGAGGACATACCGTTTTGAGAGTTGAAGTTATTACAAAACCTATCTCTAACAAGGGAAGAAAAAAAACTAGCAAGTACGTCAAAGAATTCATGGCTTTAAAAAAAGGCGGGAAAGACTGTTTGCTATTTGACTCACACCACGCTATGAGAAGTGCATACCACGCTATCTATGCTCATTGCCAGAGAGAAGACGTTACTTACAGGCCTTACAGTAGCCCTGTGGAGAATGGTTTTGCAATCTGGAAGACCTAGATTTTACGCTGCACATATTTGTAGTTTAAAGACCAGAAAAGAACGAGTTGAGGCTTTGGAGAAAGTGCCAGCCAAGATTCGTTCTTGGGTTAAATTTTACGTTGAGGATACTTATGCCAAACGAAACATTCAAAGAGCTAGAAGAAACGACAATTCAATTCGCTCAGGCTGAAGCTGAGAAAGTCTATTTAATGGAGTACAGGAAGTCTCTAAAAGCTATGCTTATGGCTAAAGCAGAGGCTAACACTCCTAGTCTAGCTGTAGCTAAACAGGAGAGAGAAGCGTATGCTGACCCTGAGTACATTGAGTTTCTCAAAGGCCTAAAGGCTGCTGTAGAAAAATCTATGTCATTGCGATTTAAAATCAAGGTTATTGAGATGAAGTTTGAATCTTGGAGAACTAAGCAAGCCACCAACAGAGCAGAGATGAATCTAAGGTGAGAGTTAAGATAAAGGCCTCTGACAAATGGTTTTCTAGATGCATTAGAGAAAGAACAGGATGGACCTGTGAGGTTTGCGGGTCCGTACATGAAGAAGGCTCTCAAGGACTCCAATGCTCACACTACTTTGGCAGGCGAGCCAACGCCCTGAGATGGGCTAAGGATAATGCATTTGCTATGTGCTGGGGCTGTCACCAAAAACTAGGTAGTAACCCTGATGACTTTAGGCTGTGGGCTGTCAATAGGGTTGGTCAAGGCATGATAGATATTCTCAGAGAGAAACGAGAAGACATAAGCCTTGCTAAACTTTTTAAGAAAAACGAGAAAGAAGTCGCTAAACACTATAAAGCCGAATATGAACGTATGTTAGAAAAAAGAAACGATGGAGAGACAGGAAGGCTAGAGTTTGAGGATTACCTATGAAAGACGATCTTGTTTTCTTTAACGATATGTTTGAAACCCTTAACAGTTTAGACTGTGAGTTCAAGTCTGTGGAGGATGTCGATATACAAAAATGGTTCAACAAAATATTTAAGGATGCTGAGAATAAAAAAAGCAAACTATCAGAGCTTGATCTAACCGTTATAGCTAATCTTTATGTGATGTTCTCAGTTCATCAAGAAAAGAAAATTCAAGAGATAGTATTCTGTAACGACACTATCCACTAAGTTTGACTAGCTTCCTATTTGCCAAGTGAGCCTTCTTAATATCCTTCTTAGACTTACCATGATATTCAACTGCATGATGGTTCTTGAGAAGCTCTTTACAAAGCCACTTGCTACCTACCTTTATATCAGCAAGCCATCTACCGTATTTACCTTTCTCATACGTTCTTAGGGTAACCTTAGATCCTACTGGACAGAACGCTTTGACAAATTCTTTTGCTGCAAGACCGTATTTTTTTTCTTCCAAATCTCTGGTTCTGGATTCTTGAGTATCAATTCCGTTAAGGCGTAAACAAATCCCACGCCCAGTATCACCGCAATGATAAATACCAAACCCCAAATTAATGTCAGTAACATACATCGTATCTCCGTCTACAATTTTAGAAACCGTAGCAGTAAAGATGTAAGGGTTAGACATACTCACCTGTACGGATAATATCTGTTAGCTCTAAGCTTCTGCCTTTGACTTGTTTAGCCCATCTGCTGTCTAGAAACTCTGTTGCAGCAAGGTTATAGTCTGCTGCTTCCATAGCAGCAATAGCTTTCTTAAATCCTCTAAACCTTGTAGCTCCCAGATTAAAAAAGATGTTGATAATTGCTTCTTGTCTAACTTCATCCAAAAAACCAAACCATTGATACTCTGCACTCAGCTCTTTAATGCACCTAAGAATATCATTAGACAAAAGGTACTCGATCTCTTCCATTGACAAACCTATACCTGTCTTGGATATGTTTCTGCCTACACCTATGTGCTCCAAGTTATTTATATCTTTATAACAGTATGCGGAAACACCTTCATGTCTTTTTAATTGCTCTATTAGTCTGTCCATTTTATTCACTTTGTACTTGACCCTGAAAACCAAAATGCCGCCATAGTGCCTAGGATGCCGCTCAGTTGGCCGAGGACGAGTGAGATGATTGTCTCGTCATTCTGATCGTGAGGCATGATTGTCACTGTTAATACATACGCTCCGTACAACAGCAACGCCAGTATCCCAAATACTTTAGGTGTCCAATCATTTTTGAATGTCTCTCTTGCGTGTTTGCGATCATCAACTTCAGTCTTGTAGCTTTCTAACTCAATGTTCATTTTCTTAACTTCGTTTTCTACATCTGTAATTACAGATAATTTGTCTGGGTCTTTTTGTATTTCTTCTTCTATTTGTTCTGGCGTTGAATCCTCTGGCATATTAAGACGCTTAGTAGCCATTTTTAAAACAGTGCCAGCAATCGGATTTGATGATGAAACAACATCAATTAAACTAGGAGCAAGTTGTTTTAATATTTTCATTGCAAAAATAAATACACTTTAATTAGTGCCTCTATGTTGTTAATTACTTTCCCGCAGAGTCTTCCTCCACGATTTCATCAATGGTTGTACACACATCTGGAATTGCTACACCTGTCGTAACTTCAGTAGCTACCCTGCCAACAGCTCTAATACCTTTGTACACTCCAGAACAATACAGCTCTTTATTTGCTATCATCTCTTCAGAGACTGTGCAGCCAGCCATTAGTAAACACAACGCAGCAATTCTAAGCATTTCGTTTCCTCTTCTTAGTTTCCAACAATTCTTCACCTAGTTTCTTGTTTGGTTTTTTTTCTTGATC